GCCAATCACGGCATTGCTGCCAGCCGTCACAGCAACTGTTCCTGTTTTGTACCAGGTCATATTTTCTCCAGGCGATAAAAAACCGCACATGGCGGCTATCGGTCTCTAATCGTTTTCCAGCAGTTAAGAAATCGGCTTGGCAAATACAACAGGCGTATAGTATGAAGTTGAGATATCAACCCCGACAACTTGCATAACAAGCCTATCATTACCATAGTCCCACACGGCATATTGATTTCCCTGCCGAGATGTAAGACCTGCAATATCCATTGCAATATTATTAAGGAGCATATAGTCACCAGAACCAAGTGGGCTATATGCTGTCCAGCTAAGTCTTGATGTACCTTGCCCTGTTGGGGACGAACCTAAATATGACCAGCCTGTAATCGTTCTTGTGAACTGAGCGCAGGCCGTACCACTATCAAACAGCAGTTTTGAATTACCATCCCATAATCTTAGCCCGAAGGTGGCTATCTCCTTGGATTGAAAAGCGGCAGCAAACCAGTTCCCAGAGGTTCCAACTCCGGCTATGCCGGTGAACGAAAATCCGGTCCAGGCTCCAGGGCCTCCCGATAGCTTGCAGAAACACAGTGTGTTTGACTGGCCTGGCCTCACGAAAACAAGCGGTGGCTCTTGGGTAGTGATTACGAACGGGAACGACGCCCCCGCGCCACCGACCCCGCTATATGTGCCGCTTGCTAAAACGACAAGCCTGGAAAATTCCGAGTCAAGCGTTACAACGTCATTATTATTTGTAAAGGTTAGCCCGTAAGACATTACCGATACCTCATAACAATAAGTCTCTGCGGAGCCAAGCCGAGAGATGACCCGGATGGTGCGCCAGGCTGCCCGAAATATATTGTCACTCCGCCAGAAGACAATATAGGGATATATTGGATAGCATACATACTTGTGCCGCCGGTATCATAGTTTGCAATTGGGACGCAGACAGCAGAATGGGTGGAAGGATCGACGCCCGGTATAGATATATACCTTGTATATCCCGGACTTGGTTGACCTGATTGAACTACCGCTGAATATATAACCCTTACTGTAAAGGAGTTCTCATCCAACTCAAGGGAGCCGGTCGGCCCCCATATTCTCATTCCGAAGCTCATGCCGTCAGATCCCCGAGTTGCACTCGCTTGACATTGTTTTCGTCGTAGACCTTGATCGCCCGGTTGGTCATCGTCAGGCGCCCGCCACCAGGTGCCGGCCCGTTGAACTCCAGATTCCCCGCTTTATCAAGGCGCCATCCCTGTACACCGGCGACGTAGTTGTCCGATTCCAGCGCCTGCCCGATCTTGAGCATGGTGATACTGCCGTCCTGGATGAAGGTAGAGCGCATGAAGACCTGACCGTTATCCACCGTGAACGGCGTGAATGCCTGTCCGCCGGACAGCGTGCTGACGATGGAGAAGCGATCAGCGCTCACCAGGAACTGACTCTGAAGTACGCCCTCCTCATCCTGCTCAATACCCAGTCCAAACCCGGCAGCGACCAGCTGGCCGTCAGCATTCACCTGCATCTTCACGGAGTACATCGTGGAGAACTTGCCGTCGGTGTCGGCCTGGGCCTGGCTCACGACCTGGACGGCCGCAGAGGTTTCACCGATCTCAGCCCTGACCTGCTGGATGGCCTGCGAAGTAGCCTCTCGGTCGGTGACCACCACGCTTTCGAGTTCGCTCACCGAGCCGCTTACCTCGCCCACCTCGGCGGTGAGTTCGGTCTGCCGTTGCACCATGGCTGCGTTCTGCGAGGCCCGCGTCTTCACCTCCTGTGCGAAGCTCGCCGATGCGTTATAGCCCTGGAGTGCGTCAGCGAGATCGCCCTCTCCTGTATCGTCCCGGTACGCCGACTGCAACGCCTGGAGGCTCGACGCCTGGGCCATGACCGCACCGTCGAGCTCGGTGATGATGGTGGTGTTGATCTCAACCTGGCGCGCCAGTCCGTTGGCAGTGACAAGCACCTGGCCCACGTCCACCCAGTACGCAGCGTTCGGCGGCGAAGTATCGACCGGCACTAACTGCGTGGCCTGGTAGATCCGCTTGCCAACCACCACCAGGTCGCCTTCGAGGTAGACAGACTCAGGGTCGTAGGCCGACAGCCCATCAAGCGCATCAATCTGCGCCTGCAAGCCTGGGATCTTATCGATCTCGTCATTGATGTCCTGGCCCAGCTCCGTGCGGCCTATCTGTCCAGCGATCAGCTCCAACACCGGTGCCGCGTCGGCGCTGGCCTGGCCCATCACGCCATTGCCGTGCGGGTAGAACGGGCCAACGTTGCCGGTGCGGTCCACGAGACGCGCCCAGAAGAAGAACTGCGCTCCAGCCTTGAGGGCCTGCATACTGTAATCAGCCTGCGGATACGCCAGGTCGGCTAGCTTGGTCGCCGCCGCCAGGTCATTTGCCGGGCCATACCACAGCTCGGTGCGCTGGGTGTCTTCGGCGCCAGCAGGAAAGCCCCACTTGATGCCGATGCCGAACAGTTCGCTGGTGGTGGACAGGAACGCCACCGCCGGCGGCAGGCCGACCTTCCCTTCCAGGTTGGTCAGGGCTGAGGCCGTCGGAATCGAGGAAACGTTGAGCGCGCTGACCGCTCGCACCCTGGCCATATACTGCCCGGAGTAGATTCCGCGCACGTCCACCATCAGTTCGGCGGTGCGTGGCACGGTGATCCACTCCCTTGCACCCCACTTCCATTCAACGTCATAAGCAACAGCACCCGGTGCTGCGTCCCAGGCAATGGACATGACCGTCACAGCAATACCCTGCTCAATCACCACGTTCTGGCTGAGCATCACGCGAGCCGGCGCTTCCTGGCTGCCAGCGGGAATACCGGTGATCGGCCTAATGTCGACCACGGCGCCGTTGTCGATCGCGTCAAACTTGCTCGGGTCATGCTGGATAACTTCGAATTGGAACTGGTGCCACTCCGGGCGCGTCACGTTGCGGACGTAGAACTGCATCAGCTTCAGGTCTTCATAATCCAGAATCCACCCGGCTTCCGCCTGAGGCTGTTCGCTGAAATCAGCCATCAGCGTCACGTCTCGGCCAGAGACCGACTTGACCACGCGGCCCTCTGACTTTCCGCTTGGCAGGTTGACCATCAGCCGCGCGCCCACCGGTACTACGGTATCGCGGTCCAGCGTGACCACGCGGCCAGCCGCCGCCGATATCCTGCCGCCGTTGTTGCGTCCAACCAGCATGGGGTCGGCCACAGCGATCACTTGTCCAGGCTTGGGGATATCCCCGTCGAGCCCTACACGAAAGACGGCACCCTGGGTTTGCAGTTTTTCTGTGAGCGCCGCCCACTGCCCGGCGCGCTGGGCCTGGCCCAGGGATGTGCAGCCAATGGCGTCAATCGATGTTTCGCGCACAATCCCGCCAAGCTCGACCATGGCCTCATCGTCGAAGACCGGCTCCTTGTCCGTCTCGAAGCCCTGATCTGGATTGTCCCAGGACACCGTATAAAGGCTGTGCCGGTCGCGGGCGCGGGTGCCTTCGTACTTGATGGCTCCCGAGTTTAGGATCTGCGTTTGGTTGTAGGTGTAGACCGGATCACCCGGCATATCGGCGTTTACCACGATCTGGCTGCCGTCCCAGTAGGCCAAGCCGTGAAAGATTGAGGCTAGGTCCTGCAGCACTGCGTAGGCCTCGGCCTGCTTCTGGAAGTAAAGGTTGCAGGTGAACCGAGGCTCTTGCCCCCCTTTGCCGTCAGGAATCATCTGATCGCAGTACTGCGCAATGCGGTACAGCGCCCAGCGATCAATCATGGTCGCATCGATTCGGTCGCCCAGGCCGTAATAGGGATGAAGCACCAAGTCATAGAAAATGAATGCTGGGTTGTTGGTGTAGGCCTCCTTGAAGGTGCCGTCCCAAATCCCGTTACTTGTGCCGGTCCCTGCTGTGGCGTACGTACGAGTGGCTGCGTCGTAGTTGGCTGGGACACGGATGATGCGCCCGCGCATCAGCACGGCAATCTTGGCGATATCGCCACCAAAGGTCTGCGCGTCGTACTCAATGCATCCTACCGACGTCAGCGGATATTCCTGATCGCTGTCCACAACCTCGGCGATGGCCTTGACGATCATCTGATCAACTACCAGGTCGGAGTTGGCGTTCGGAGTCAGCCGGCGAACCCGGATGGTCCAGCGGCTACCGGCCGGCAACTCGATGCGGTGGGCACGCTCGTACTCGGTGACGTTTTTGCGGTCCACAGCAGAGGCCAGCACCTGCACGTACGGCCCATTGTCGGTGGAGATGTCCACCGCATAATCGATACGGACGCCACTGATGTTGCCCGAGGAATCCTGGCTGCGCAGAGCCGGCCAGCTGAGACGCAGACGAACAGCATCGATCACCGAGTTGGTGATGGTGTGAAGCCATGGCGTGCCGTAGACAAGTTCAGTCTTGACGTCGATTTCGTTGCTTGATTCGGCGATTCCCTCGAGGCGAGTTTGGTTCAACTCACCGGGACGGAACTGCCATTTCACCGTGGGATAGTTGATCGTGCCGTCGGGAGCCTGCACGGGGGTGCCGTTCAGCTTTACGGAGCGCAGCCCATCAACCGGACCAACAATGGGGCCCCAGCTCCAGAGGTAGGTGATTCGCGCGGTGGAGATCGATGGCACACTATTGGAGGCGATGCTCGGCTGCTTCTGCTTGGCCTGGCCGCCCTTTCCGCCAATTACGGCCCGGCGCTTACGAGGTGCTGCGCGGCACGCCTTCTTTGCTACTGCGCTCATGCGCCCTCCAGAATGCAAAAACCCGCCGAAGCGGGTTTGTTGTGGTAACTGAATCAGATGTTGTCTTGGGTGTAGATCCCGCCAGACTCGACTGCCCCGCCGATCTCGCGCTCGCCGTAAAGCAGTGGGTACGGGTTGCCCTGCGCAATAGTCGTCACCGCCCCACCGAAGCCGTAGCTGGGGTTGTTGCCGTCGTCGTTCTTGCCTTCAGCATTGGCTTTTGTTGTAGGGGATAGCATCTGCACTACACCACCTAAGCCAACAGCGGCACCCGCGGCGAGCAGCCCCATACCGAGCGTGGTCGTACTGCCACCAGAAACCAGGCCCGCGACAATCAACACCACACCTAGCAGGGTCTGAAACATGCCCGCCTGTTTGCTCCCCTGAATGATCGGCTGAATACGAATGTCACCTTCGGTACGCCCGACCAGCTCGAGCTCTTGCTCGCTAACGTTGCGCTCGTCGACGAACACCGCGAAGACCATGCCGCGCTCGTGCGCTGTTCGCATGAACTTCTCAAAGCCCGGCTTCATCGCGCACAGTGCCGCTGTGGCGTCGTGAATGCCGTACAGGTCGAGCCGGTACTCCCTGCCAAACTTCTTGCCCAGCACGCCGCCGAGCTTGATGGTACGCATGGTCATGGGCGGTAGTCCTTGTGCCGGAGGATCAATTTCACGCGGTTCGCCATCGACCAACCGTAGATTTCACGAACAGCCAGGCGGCCAGGCATGTGGTGGTAAATGAACGGGCCGGACCCGCCAAGTTTTGGCGCCGGCTCGCTGATGAGCGCCGGCTCATCGCCCAGATAGATCACGGCGTGATTAGGGAAATAGCACTCCCGGCCCGGCGTCGGAATCTGCAACACAAGCATGTCGCCGCGCCGGGCCTCGTTGACCTGATAGAAACCGGTAGCCGCGAAGTTGTCCTCGTAGAGGCTTGGGCCGTCTTTCTGCTCCCACCACAGGTCGGAGCGCTCGAAGTTTGGTAGCTGCAGGCCCGCCTCGCGCGCGTACCAGTCGCGGCACGCGGCCCAGCAGTCAAGCAGCCCATGGGAGAAGTCTCGACCCAACAGCGGTGCCTGGAAACCCGAAGGCTTGAACCACTCAAAGTCACCGCCGGGCCAGCCGACAATGCCCCAGGGCAATTCATGCAGCTCACAGCTGACGCGGTCGGCCATGCTTGGCGCCGGCGCCTTGTCGGGGTGGCTGTGGATGATCGCCAGCACCTCGCCCCGATCTTCCGCCCGGGCCATGTCCTTGTGATCGATCTGGAAGTGTTCACGCGGAGTGGTGGCCAGGTTTCCGCAGGGCACGTATTCACGGCCGGAGGCGGACTTGATCAGCACACCGCAGGCCTCAGCCGGGTAGGCGCGCTCAGCGTGCGCCCGGACCTCATCCTGTAGCTTTTGATTGATGCGCATCGTTACCTCGAGCTTGCTATCAGGCTTGCGCCCATGGACCCACCAAACCGGCGGGTGTTGCCCCGAAGCTTGCAGCTGCTCCACCAGCCTCCGCAGCGGTCAAGAGCAGGGTTGTCCGTTGGCTGGTTCTTCTTGTCGAACATCGCCGTGCCGGTGTAGGCGCAGGCCTCTTGCCGGTACCCACCGCGGCAGGCCCACCGGCAAAGCTTGGTGATCTGCTGGGAAGGCAACATCTGCCCTTCCATGTCGGTGGGGCTCGACAGCGAGAACGTGACCGAGATGCTCGGCAGCGCCTCGGTCTTCTGCTCGATAAACCAGAGATTCGTTTTCGACTGGTTGCTGGCTTCCGGATTGCCGTCGGGAAAGTTGGCGGCATCCAGGAAGTGGCGGAAGGTCTCGATCACCTTGACCCTAGCCCCGGCCAGGTCGCGGAACTGGAAGCACAGGGCTGTGATCGCCCCGCGCACGCCGCCTAGCTCATCATCCACCTGCAGCGTGGGTGTGGCTGGCCGCCCATCGCCGCGGATGTCGAAGCCCTTGGCCTCGATCTGGAGCGGTGAGTAAAGCTGTCCCTGCCAGATTATATCGCCTTCGTGAGCGTGGCCGTGGAAACGCCAGAGCAGGCCGCCAAGGCGCGTAGCGTCCAGCTCGTACAGCCTGATCTGGTTGCCCGGCTCAAGCTTTTGAATGTCGGTGTTGTAATTCATAGGGCCCCAGAAACAATAAACCCCGCACTTGGCGGGGCTTGGTGAGGGTTAAGGTCGGGGATTGAACACTTGTTTGACGGTGAAGGTGACGGTGTAGATCTCCTCGCCAAGGGCTTTTTTCTTGTAGCCGTTGGTGCGGTACCATCCTTCAGGCTCGCCCGGCGGTGCGTACCGGAAGGCCTTGTAGCCTTCGTGCCGATCCAGGAACGCCAAAAGCTCGGGCAATTCCTCGCCCGGCAGATTCTCGCCAGTGTGCACCAGGTTCCAGACCTGACTCTTGGTGTTAAGACCTATGCCGCCGGCCTGAACCATCCCGTCACCGAACTCATTCTCCCAAGTGCGCTGGCTGATATCGCCGTCGGTGCCCACCTCAACATCAAAGGTAAATGTCTCGGCCATCATCGCCTCCACAGCCGGCCACCCTGACGCATCTCCGCGTCCAGGAATTTGCCGAACTGCGTTTCCAGGCCGGCAGACACCGCCTGCCCTTGGCGCGCCGCATCCTGATCACTCATGCCGGGCTGAGCCTGTACGTTGATTGGTGCGTTGAACACGATTTGTGTAGGACCGCTCGGCGCAGAATCAGCGCCGCCGCCAATCATTGCCGCGCGCCCGTTGCCAAGTGACTCCAGGCTGCCCACGCCGATCTGGGCTTGTGGCTGTGCGCCACTCAGGCTGTTGTCGATCCTGGACAGCATTGCATCAAGCTTCGCGCTGGTTTGAGCAGTAGTTACACGCTCGCCCTTTTGCAGAAACCAACTGCCATCTTCGGGAACCGAATCGATACCGTCGTGCGCCATACCCGCCAGCGCGGTCATGCCCACCGCCGATGCCAGGGGGCCGGTGACGGTAAGCGCCGCCGCCATTGCCGCCGGCGCGGCTGCTGGACCAATGATCGGAATTGCCGCAGTCGAGGCGTAAGCGTTCAGGCCAGCCTGCAAGGACATAGCCTGAGCATTGGCACCCAACGTAGTGGCGGCGCCAGCCTGAGTTGTTTTGCCCACCAGCAACTGCACGCCCTGGTAGATCAGCCACTGCGCCGCCATATCACCCAAAGCCTTGAGCATCGACTTGGCGAAGTTGCCAACCATATCGCCCAATGCGTCACCGGCACTCTCTGCGCCACTGGCAACATCCGAAAAGAATGTGCCAAGCCCGCCAGTGGCCTCGCTCAATGCGGTATTGGTGATATCCGTAGCCTGGGCCGAATAGTCCCGCGCCGCGTCTGCGTAATTGGCCCAGGCCTCGTTGACGCCATTCATCCAGTTGGCTTGCTGCTCATCCGTCGCAGCGTAGAAATTCTCCTGCGCCAGCAGACGCTTGTTCAGCTCATCCTGCAGGACCTGGGTCTCATTGGCATAAAGCTCAGGCGTGATCTGCCCGGTGTTGCGCTGCTCATTGAGGCTCGCAACGTCAGCCGCGTACTTCTGCCGCATAGCCAGATCAGCGCGCATCCGGTCCCGGGCCTTGTCGCCCATACCGACGCCAGCCAACTCCTGGTCGAAGCCATCCTTCGTGGTTTGGGTAGTCAGGGCTTGGGCATTCTTGAACGCCGTGAGCTTCAGGTCGTCCTCGTTGGCCTTCTTCAGCTTGTTCAGCGCATCCAGCTCAGCGGCCATGCCCTGGAGTTTTTTCTTTTGCGCCTCGCTCAGCTTGCCGAGCTTGCCCTCCTGGAGTTCGAAGGACAGCTTCATCACCTCCGTGGCTTCGTTCTGCTTGTTGCCGGTGGTGTTGATAAGCTCGATCTGGCGCTTGTAGCCTTCCTCGGCAGTAGCAAAGTCCTTTACCTGCTTCTTTGCTGCCGATTCAGTAGCGCTGGCGTTCTTCTGCTTGGCCTTCGTCGCGGCGTCGTCCGCTGCCTTTTGCTCATCAATAGCTTTAGCTCGGGCGCGAATAGACGCTGCGACAGCACTTTGAGTGTCGATATTCTCTTTAAGAATTACACGCTCCGCTGCCTCAGCGGCCGTCTTGTCCTGCAGGGTTCCAAGCTGCTTATCTAGCTGTTCAAGGTATTTTTCACCGGCAGCCGTCGCGGCGGCAGCAGCGGCTGCATTCTTGCCAAGCCCATCTGCGGACTTGTTGTTCTCGGCAGAGAATGCAGAAAGTGCAGCCTGGTTAGCGGTAAGCGTTGCCGTGAGTTTCTCGACATCACCAGCGCTCTCCTCAATCCCTTGCGCCATGGATTCAGAGACAACAGCGGGGAAGGCGCGAACCTTGTTCGCAACAGCAGCCCAGTCAACTGCGACGCCGCTGGCCGAATCCTTGGATGCCTTCTTGACGATATCTAGTGCAGCTTGAGCATCCTTCGACAGGCTGACGAAACCTGCGGCAAGGCCCCCGTCCTGACCGGCAGCGCCAGCATCGCGAAGGCTGTTTTCGAATTTATCCGCAATCGCGCCAGAAGTTTCTTCGACCTTGCGCTGAGTCTTATCGATTTCAGAGCGCAGTTCACGCAGTGTGACAGCCTGAGTCGCCCTCCCAAGTTCGTTAAATTTCTTGATCAAAACGTCAAGAGGCGCTGATAGGTCCCCCAGCTTTTTCTCAAGAAATCCGGTGTTGTCGCGAAGAGTTAGAAACGCAGTGGCCGCACCGATTGCCAGCATTGCAATGCCGGCCGGCCCTCCGAGGACACCCAGTAGAGTTGTCGACGCGCTTCTCACACCCGCTTGAGCGATGGCGACGGCATTAGTTGCGCGGGCCTCGACCGTCCTGGCTTCGGCCAGTTGCAGAGACATCTGCGTTTGAACCGCAGTACCCCGGGCGGCGAGTGCTTCTTTCTCTGCCAGAAAAACGGTGGTTTGTGCCTTCTGCTGTTCGGCTTGAGCGACGAGCAACACAGATGCGGCCTGGGCTTTGCGCGCGGCAGCGTCCTGAATCGCCGATTTAACTGCAACGGCCGCATTTCCTGCGGCGGCGCGACCGTACCCGGCAAGCGCCCCGATTGCGGCGAGAATCGCGACATCTGCGAGCGTTTCAAAGTTATCGCCAACAACCCCGATGCCGCTCGCCAGAATGCCTGTAGCGTCTGTAGTTTCGTTCAGTTTTCCGACGTAAGTAGTGAATGCGTTTTGTAGGTTTTGCACTGCGTCTCGTACCGCTACACTCATTCCATCAGCAAGAACGCCGTTGGCATCGGCGGACTTTTGCAACCCCTCAGTCAGGATATCCAGGCTGAGCTTCCCTTGCGCGCCGAGGCTCCGGATTTCTTCAGCTGTTTTGCCAGTCGATTTGGCAATCGTATCTACTACCGTGGGCATCGCCGCGAGAATTGACTGCCAGCCGTCAGCCTCAACCTTGCCGGTCTGAAGCGCCTTCGAATAGGCATCGATTGCTGAACTGGCTTTATCTGCCGACGCCGAGTTGGTCACTAACAGAAAGCTGAAACTATCCATTACATCCAGCGCCTGGCTGGTGTTGTAGCCCATCGACTTCAGGCTGTCTGAAGTTCGGATGTAAAGCTCTTGCGCCTCAGCCAGAGGACGGTAGGTGCGCTTGGCAGTGTCCAGCAGTCGCTGCTGAACCAGCTCATACTCGCCAACACTGCTAGTCGCCATGCCGATACGATCGGACATTTGGCCGTAAGAGTCAGCCGCCTCAATTATCTTGCCAATACCAGCTGCGCCGATTGCCGTCGCCAATGCAGTCTTGATCAAGCCGGAAGCGTGCTGGGCTCGCTCGCCTGTCCGGTCAAAAGCATCATCAATCCGACCTAAACTCTTATCGATCTTGGTGGATGCCTGGCCGACGCTGGAGTCTGCGCGAGCCATCTCTTGGCGCAACTGGGCAGTTGTTGCTTCGATTCGAACCAACATACCCTGGACATCAGTATCGGCCATGCCATTCTCCAAAAACAAAAAACCCGCCGAAGCGGGTTCTTAGAAAACAAAAAATATTACTGAATATTTAGCTCAGTCGCGCGCCACATTTTCGAAGCCCTGTCATACGACATTTTGACGGTGTATCGACTTCTGATCGCTGCACCGAAAGCATTCTGAGCATCAACATATGCTGATACGCCGAAAGAGCAGTCCGGTATCACGTCTACCATCACGCCTCGGTCGGTTATGTACGGGAATTCAGCAGTGCTTGGAGCTTTCAGCCTTTGCTTTACGAAATTCTGAGACATGACAAAAGCCATTGTTGTGTTATTGCAATCCTTCTCGGCCTGCTCCCTGTCCCGGTCAGGGCTTGAACTCCAGTTAAAGTACCAACCCCAAACCATTGCAGCAGCGATAGCACCTGCTACCAGCGTAATTCTAATGTTTGTTTCAGAACCTCTTTTGGCAGCCATCGCAGTACAAACAATAAAAACGACAAATACTATCGCGCCGGTCAACAGCACCATTAGAAAGGCCATAGCCAACTTCCATATTGGGGATTAATTGGCGATTGTACACGCCACCAGATCACGTAGCCTGCCTCCCTGTGAGCGCCTGCCGCAGCTTATCGGCCACAGTCGACGCTGATGGCTTGTCAGCCTTGGCTTTCGCCTTTCCGCCACCAAAGGGGTTGGTCATCTGCGCCCATTCGATCTTGGCATCCATGGCCAGAAACAGTTCGGGCATCGGCGTGGACCAGGCCAGGTCAGGCGGCCAGCCCAGCCAGCCGGTGGCCACTGCGTAGAGCCGGTCGACGTAGCTGCCGTTCTCGACAGCACTTACGCCGCCGCCGGCTTTTCCTTTCCCGCATCAGGGCCCTTCGGGTTGTACAGCGCGACCAGATAGCCGTTGAGCTGCACGGACACGTCCAGCACGCCAGTCTGCCAAACCTGCTCAGCGACAGCCTCGGCAGCCTTGCCTTTCAAGCCAGCACCGCCCGCGATGATCACGGCGCAACCGTCGATGCTCAGCGCATTGACGGCCTGTGATGCCCCGCGCAGGCCGCCGAAGTGCGCCTCGATGGCGCGCACCGCGCCGAGGGTCGGCGTGAGGGTGTAGGTCTCGTCGCCCAGCTTGATTTCGACGGTACCGTAAAGGGTCTTGCTCATATCGAGAATCCTTGAGTTTCGGGGCCGAAGCCCCGCAGGTTAGGCGGCGGCAGCCGGGAGAATTTCCAGGATGTCTGAGTTGATGCCGATCGTGACGTTGCGGCGAACCACGTTGTCAGCAGCGCCGGCGGCGACGGTGTTGTTCATCACCTTGCCACGCAGGTAGAAGGTGGTCGGCAGCAGCGCCGGGGTGGCATCAGGATCGCCATCGTTCAGGGTGATCTTGATGTTGTAGTCGCCCTTGCTGCGATCCTTGTGAGCGATCTTCAGCTTGGCCTGGCCCAGGTCGCCGTTGTCCAGGCCGACGGCCAGGGTCAGGTCGCCGGCATCAGCGGTGCCCTTGTACTTGCGCACGCGACCATCGCGCAGCGAAGTGAAGGTCACCGAACTGAAGGTGTCGCCGAACTCGCCCAGGTCTTCCACTTCGCCGATCTCGACGTAGGTGTCTGCTTTGTAGAGCGCTTCAGTGTCCGCGCCGTTCTTGCTGCCGATGCTGATCCGGCAGCCGGCGGCTGTATTGAGGTTGTCGTCGGCCATGGGGGTTCCTCCAAAGGCTCATTGGATAAAGCCGCGGTGCGGCCGGTTTTTGGGTTTAGTGTGTGGTGATAACGCGGACCGTGATTGATCCATGGTACGTGACGCCGTCAGCATCGCGCTGTGCGTCGGCTTGCTCGACCCGGACCGAAACTGCCCGGCCAACTTCCAACGGCAACCGGCGCTCGTCCAGGGCAGCCATAACCTCGCCGATGATGCGTTTCACCTCGGCCTGGCCGTGAGCGTCCGACCAAACCGACAGGTAAATCAGGCGCTGCTCGCGCTTCCTGCCGGCGATGGGTGTGATGTTGGTGGATATCTCCCTATCAATCGAAACATAGGGCATATCCGTGTCCATGGGCGCGCCGTCGCAGATCGGGCAAGACACCTCGGCCTCCAGCCTGGCGAACAGCGCCTCCTGCAGCGCAACAGACGGATCAGCCATTTGAAAGCCCCTTGCTTGCCTTGCTCAAGGTCCGGCCAATGGCAGCGCGGATATTTGCGATCACATACTCGCGATTGACGTCTTTCGCCGGCCTGAGCCATGGATGTGCCGGACGCGCTGGGATGTCCGGGTACTTGCCGTAGAAGGTGGCTCCGTCAGATTTGTTCTTAGTGCTACGAGATCGCCCACCTGAACGCTTATTTCCCGTGTAGCCCTTGGTTCCGTACTCTACGAACTTCAGGTAGAAGAACCGGTCGCCATCCCTTTTCCCGCGGATGCCAATCTGGGCATCCAGACCGCTCTTGGAAACAAATACCTTCAGAGCAGCAGCAGCCGCGCCCGTGTCCTTCGGGATCAGACTCTTCATCGTGGAAAGAATGCGCTCCGCACTGTCGCGCATCACCGGTGCCAACTCGTTATCCATGGATTGGTGGATGTTCCGCAGGGTGCGGCGCAACTTGAAGTCACCGGACATCCTGGAGCGGCGGGCAGCCATGGCCTACTCCTTGGTCTTGGCCGGTTTATCAGTGGCCGGCGCTGTTTCGGGCGCCAGCTCAACCAAGCCACGCGCGACAAGATCGGCGCCGAGCTTGGCGTCGACCACAAAATCCTCACCCTTTTCCCGGTCGCCAGTAGCGCCGGACAGGGTTCCCAGGGCAATAACTCTCATGATTCACCTTTAAGGGTTGGGTACGTTTGAACACAGCAATCGAAGCATGTCGCGCTCGTTGTTGGGCAGCGCCGCACCGATCAGGTAAGTGGTGGTGATTCCCTTCGCCGTATGTACGATGCGATTGCCGGCGACAGCATTGGCCCGGGGGCGGATGCGGATTTCGGCAGTGATCACGACCTTAAGCTGCTCAGCCACTGGGGCGATGCGACCTGTCGGCATGGTGATCTCCGCCCACAACTTGCCGACTTCGGACCAGGTGACATCTTGTCCACCTGATTTGTTCTTGGTCAGCACCGGCTTGTACATCGTGCAGTGGTGACGCATTGGGCCGGCTCTCATCAGAAACGCTTCCTTGGCCAGAGAAGTCGGTCAACGGCCAGAGGAACAGCCGATGAGATAGTGCCGATCACCACGGCCTCGCGATTGGCGTACCAGTGGCCAACGAGTAGAAGCACTGCCTGCTCAACGTCAGGGGTGAACCCCATCTGCTCTGGCCCGACCGGCGTTCCTTCGACCAGCTCCCGGTCACAGTGCATGGCAACGTGCGATTTGGCGGCGTCTAGGTAGCCAGTGATAAGCATGTCTTCCTCGTCGCCGTCCACCTTCAGGTGAAGCTTCACGCGCGCCAGGTCGATCATTTACTTGGTCTCGTTGGGCTTGGACTGCTTATTGGCTTTAGGAGCGGCACCGTCATCAAGCGCGGCAAGCCCCTTACCGATCAAGCGATGGCCGTACTCTTCGTCGTCCAGTTCAATGATCTCACCTGCGGATACTCGGCCGTTGTTCACTTTGACCTTGTCAGGATCGCCTTCGAAGCCCCACAGAACTTTGATTTTCATAACCTTCTCCACAAAAAAGGGGCCGCCAGGCCCCAGGATCAACTCGACACAATCAAGCTTGAGGCTTGAAGCGGCCCTTCACGAACGCGTAAGGGCGGCGCACGGCCAGACCCAAGCGTTCCTCGACCAAGATGGCACGCTTGTTCTTGATGAAGTCGTCGTTGATCATGCCGACCTTGATGGTGAACGCCATACGGTCATAGATCCGCGCGCCTTGGGCGAAAGAACCCGTCAGGAACTCGCCGCCGGTGGTGGAGCCATCGCCTTCGTCCATGCTATCGGAGGCCACAACCGGCCGCCCCCACAGGATCGGGGTAACCAGGCCCTGCAGGTTGGCGAACAGATAGCGGTTCTGGGCGTCCTTTTCCAACTCGATGTTCATCCAGTCCAGATCAGTCATCACCACGGCATCAGCCGAACGCTTCGATTGCTTGCCAACCTGATAAAGGGCGCGGCGGACAGTGTCGATAGCCGTATCATTCGCCTTGCTCAGCGCCGCGTTGAACGCTGTCGCCTGAGTCATGATGCCATTCATGTTCTTGCCGATACCGTCGCCCTTGAGGATTTGGCCTTCCTTCTTCAGCTTCAGGTCGTAGCGCAGCAGCTCCTGAATGTAGCTGTAGAGCTGCGGCACGTCGTCCAGTGCCTCGTCGGTTACCGGCATCCAAACAGCGATCTTCTTGATGGTGTCGGTGGCTTCTTCGAAAGTCACGTCGCTGGAAGGCTTCGCCTCACCTTCACCGACCATGCCTGCGCCCAGGGTGTGGAGCAGTTCCTTGAAGTAAGTGAAGGAGGTTCCGGTGACCGGCGTCGAAGGGATCAAGTCTTGAATCACCAGGTTCTGCCGTGGCTTGTCCTGAATGACTGGATCGTACTGAGGCGCTACCAGGCCGGCGCTGGTCACCTTGACCTCGGACATGGTCGCCATCGCCGACTTGGTAACTTCGATTTCGGCGCGGTCCTGCTTCTTGTCGAGCAGCGCTTTGTAATCGTCGTTGCCTTTGACGAAGTCGATGAAGCCCTTCTGCTCGCCACCCGGGGAACGCAGACGAACACCCTTTTCTTCGAGCTTCTGCACCTGCTCGATGACGCGCTCGATCTCACCCTTTTGGTTTTCGATCTGAGACTTGATGTCCTTGGTTGCAGCGTTGCCCTTTTCGAGCTCCGCCGAGACATGGTCATATTTTTGTTGCAGCCCACCGAAGCCCTCGGAGAGTTGTTTTTCCAGGGCTTCGCGAATTTCTTTAACATCAGCGGTCATGGCTGAACTCCAAATTGGTTTTTGAACAGGTTGGATATTTCTTTCAGCTCATCCACGATCGCCGTGGCCGCCGTCCCACCATCACGGTGTACGGCGGAATAGCCGAGCGAGGCGACTGCTGCCGCCTCCTTTTGCGAGAGCCCCATGCGTTCGCGCAGGGCTGCTTCAAAAAGTCTGATATCCGACTTCACGTCGGTGACCTTTGCCTCTGGATTCATACCAAAGGGCACGATCGAGGCTTCCCACAGCTCGGCGGCGCTGATCAGTCGCACAGTGCGACCATCGCGCTCTTCGAACGTGGCTTTGATGGTGTTGAAGCCGATGGACATACTGTCCAGCGTCTCTTCTTTCATGAGCTCGTATGCGTCGCGCGCATAGCTCACGGCCAGGTTGATCTTGCCTTTGAGGTAAAGGCCATGATCGTCTTGAGTGAACGCTGCAGAGCCGACAAGTCGGGTCAGATCATGGAACAGCGCCAGCTTCAGGCGCCCCCCGCGAGTCGTCTTCACCTTCGTGAATGCGCCTGGCAGAATCACGTCGTCACCCAGATCGATGTTATTGAACACCGCGGCATAGCCTTCGAAGTTGCCCGCGTCGTCCATCCCTTTCAGCTCAAACGGGACTTCAATCTTTGACATTTGTTTGCATCTCCCACCGGGTGACCCGGTCGTATTCTTCGCCAACCAGAGGAGGAAGGTTTTCTTTGCGTCGAACTTCGTTGATGGTCATCCAGCCAGAGCCACCTGAACCGCCCAAGGCGCTGCCGTAGTAGGTGGCGCGACCAGCGCTGTCGGCGCGCAGAATGCCTTCCACCACAAACTCGACGAACTGAGTCGTACCGCCAAAGAGCTTGTCGTTGATCTCGTCCTCGATCGCCTTGATGTAGGGACTGAGGCCGAAGGTGATGAAGCCGCTGGTTTGCTGCTCCAGGTTGGAACCCATGATCGAGGTCTTTCCGGCGCGGTTGGCCAGGTACAGCGGCACGCCCCAGATACCCGCGAGGGCTTCTTCCTGGAACTGCTGGGATTCAATGAACTGGCTGTCTTTCTGCGTCATGCCGGCAGGGACAATCTTCGGGCCACCCTGAAGCAGTCCCATCTTCCCGATGTCCTCAACGTCACCGTCGCGGATCTTCGGGAATTTTTCGAGCACCTGCGCCTGCTGCTCCGCAGTTAAGAAGTTGTCATAGATGACATACCCGCCGGTGAACCCGCCTTTACGCATGAACCGCGAGGACCAACTCTGAGCCGCCTTGGCCAGGCCCATCGCTTCCTTCTGAAACTCGACCGGAGACAAACCGTTGATTCCGTCGGCGCTGAATATTTTGAAGTGCAACATGAACTCGGGAGATACCGGGAATCGCTGACCTTTCAAGGTCACCCAGTAAATCAGGTCATCGTCTGTGTTCACCTCGACACAGTCAGCGCTCAGAGGGATAAAACCGATGAACTCCCCTGCGTCGTTACGCTCGATCAGCGCGAAAGCATTCCCGCGTAACGCCATGTTGACGATGATCGCTTTGATGAAATTGAGCATCGTCATGTACGGGTTTGGCTTGGCCAGTAAGCGCGCCGCACGGCTGTTACCTTTGGCAAGTGCTCGACCTGCCGGGAGATCGTCGTAAAGCTTCAAGGGAAGCCCAGATACAGTCTCACTCAGTATCTTTACGCAGGACCAGACAATGGGAATCGCCATTGCCTTCTTGGGTGTAACAACTTCACCCGAGCGCGTCTTGCCGCCGATCTCGTTATTGACCTCGATGTACTGGCCTGTTTTGGGATCGTTGAAGCCGAAGAAACTCCAGCTCATCGGGTTGTACCAGCGAGAAGCCATAGTGAGCCTATAGAAGTCCGGAGAATCCGTTTTTGAGATAGTGGTCGATGTCGCCCTTGACCTCTTCGGGAGCGCCAAGAGTTGCGCCGAACGCCATTGCCAAGGCAGACATCCCATCGATGCGGCCGGTGGCTTTGTCCTTTGCAAACTTGCGGTTACCCGCCGGGTCTTTCTGGATCACCGCATTTGATGCGCACATGGTCAGCACCGGGTGCATACCGTGGCTTAGCCTTCCGTTGAGCAGCTCCGACTCCAACGCATCGATGGCCGGGGTCATGTCCTTGTAGCCTTGGCCGTACTCGACCAGAGGCAGCGTTACGCCCTGAGCCTCGGCGTCCCGCTTGAAGAGGTCGATCCGATATCGGTCGAACGCAATAGCCTGGATGTCGCCACCGAGCTCGGCAAGAATTCGAGCAATGTCAGCAGCAACATAGGCGTAGTCCACGGTCGCCCCTGGAGTGGTCAGTAGCAGGCCTTCGCGTGCCCACACCTCGTATGCCTCTCGGTCACGCTTGGCGCGCTCGGCGAGGCCCTGTTCAGGCGTCCAGAAGAACGGCCATACGTTCCAATTACCGTCGCGCTTGCCGATGACGACGAAGGCCGTGAGGTCAGTCCTGAACGAGAGGTCAAGGCCGCCGTACAGGTCCATGCCATCCGGGCTATCCGGATCATCGCCGCAGCTGACCCAAACACCTTTCGAGACGAAGACGGAAACTGTCGACACCCGCTGATTCAGGCAGAGGTTTCGGAACGTGTTCTCCGACGCTGGCATCCGATTAGCGCGCTCGGCCTGCTTCTCCAGGTCTGCCAGCGACCGGAATGATCCAAGCGCCGGGTTTGCAGCCTTCCATCCAGTAGGGTCAGTGACCTTGCAGTCCTTCGGCGCCTGGTAAACATGGCTGACGATGTGCGGGTCTTGAGACTTCTCCGCGTCGTCGAGCCAGATGCTGAAAAGGTCACTGTCCTGTGCGGCCTGAGTACTGATCGCAATCAGTAGCGGCGCAGCGTGAGCACCCTGAGCCGTGGTGATCGCGTCAATGAAATCGCTTTGCGGGCCGCGCACCTGACCAATCTCATCGAGGATGGCCAGGATCGGAGACAGCCCGTGTGCGGTTTTCCCTTCGGCGGAAAGCGCGCGGTACTCAACGTTCAACGGCGTGCCAATCAACGTCTTGCTGCTCGGCACGATGTGGATCAACGATTGCAGCTCAGGGTTGAGCTGGATCATCTTCACCGCCAGCTTGAACACCAGGCCGGCCTGCTCTCGACTCATGGCGCCGGAAACGATCTGTGAATTCTGCACCGCCTCCGGCCCGACAATATGTGCCAGCAGGATGCCGGCGATTAATCCTGTCTTGCCATTCTTCCGAGCGATGCTGAGGTAGGCGGTGCTGGTTCCTGCCGGGTTGTCGTATACCGCGAGGATGAAGTCCTTCTGGAACTGGTCCAGCACCAGAGCCTTGCCGACGTGCTGCCCCTCTGGCACGCGGCAATATTTCTCGATGAATGCGATGACCTTCTCGCCGCGCGTTCTGCGCCGGGCAGCCATCAGTGCATCGCTCTGGGAATCAGGTCATCGTCATCCTGGTTCGCCAGGACCTTCTCGGCGGCGCGTTGCTTGGTTGCCTTCTTGCCCTGGTCGCGGGATTCGCCCTGGGTCGCCTGGGCGTGTACCTGCAGCGTGCGGCTCAAGGCCACGGCGCGGCGGCTCAATGTCTCCAGCAGGTTGTGCTTCGGGTTGATCACCTGGGTGCCGCGATCGTTGGTGAGCACGTCGCCCTCGACATCGATCTCCTTCTGGAGCCGCTCAATGTCGGAAAGGCATCGAGCGAGATTGCCCGCCAGGACCAGGTCGGAGTCTGTCCAGCTATCTCGCGTGCGCGCGCGCACAATGGATTCCCAAAATGGCTTGTCGGCTTTGCGGATGTTGACGAAACTTGGTGGCTTGATCGGACCGGCGGCAGCGGCCTGCATAGCAGCAACCGCCGATGTCGCGCTATCGGAGCGGGTGCGCTTGGCTGTCATAGGTTTTCTCAATACTTGCCGCGATGTGTTTTGGCGGCGTTTTCCGGGTTAGGAATGAAGAAGAGGGTCGAGGGCGGTCCTACTAGACGAGAATCGCTATATTTTGACCGCCCCCTGGGGCACTGACGTGCTTCAATCGGGGCTTTGACGTGCTTCACCGCCGATTTCAATAGATTCGGTCAATCGCGATTCCAGTGGTGGTTCGGGTCGACCGGTATGCCAGACACGTCATGACCAGGCAGGATGCCGGTCCTCTCCTGCCTCTGCTTGGCTCCGTCGTGACAGGGCTTGCAGAGGCTTTGCAGATTCGAAGCGTCGAAGAACAAATCCTCGTCACCCTTGTGCGGTTTGACGTGGTCGACAGTGTTAGCAGCCTCGACCGTACCTGGCGCACGACACAAGCGACAGGTAGGCTCGACCTGTAGTTGGTGCCATCTCAACCGATACCATCGCTTGGTCTTGTAGAGGTGGTGCCACGGTGATGTGCTCGCCATCACTCAACCTCGATGGTGAGGCCGTGACGCACGAGCCAGTCAATGAAACCTGGCGCGATCTCGTTTCGACCAGTGATCCAGTACCACGCCGCCGCACAGTTGAGCAGCGGCATCAACCACCAGCGCCGCGTGGCCTTCAGCTTCAGTTCGATTCGAGCCATCACCAACCTCCCGCCATCTTGGCACCTACCGCAACACCTGCAATGAACACCAGTACCACCAGCATTGAGCCAGTGGTTGGAATGATCGATGTCGGCGGCGGGCGACGCATGGGCGGTGGCGCTGGTGGGTCGGGCTTGTTGATGATGCAGCGAGCACACTTGCCGCAGGCTGTGCCGAGACGCCAATCACCGCGGCAAACCGGATTGCTGTAGCCAGGGTCCATGGTCACGCCTCCAGCGAAAGCTTGATTGAGCCCAAAATCACACCGAGCGCGGCAGCCTGGGACGACTTGGCCAACTCCACCACCAAGGCTTCGACCCGTGCGACCTCAGCCTGCTCTTCAGCTGGCATATCACTGACCATGCCTTTGATCTGGTAGTACTCGGCGCTTACTGTGCTCATGGTGCGGTCCTTGTTACGCGCCACGATTTGGCGCATTAGAAAACGTGGCGCGGATTACAGCGAGTCAGCCTTGCGACCAATAAACCTGTCTGAGTAGTCGCGCAGCTTCTCAACACCTACGAACCCAACCGCACCACCGGCGAAGGTAGCCATGCCCTGAGGTAGCCCCATCCACTCCAGTAGCGGCACCAGAGCCAGGGTAATCAGCCCGCACAGGGCACCCTCAAGGATCATCTGGCGACGAGTGCCGCCGCCATACACAACCCGCAGGATGGCAATGAGCACCGATAAGCCAGAGGCATAGAGTTGCGGCTGGTGCGCTGCAAGCCAGGCAAATGCAGCGGCCCACAAGTTAGGGTCTTTTTCGGGCATGGGAGCCATCTCAGTTCCTCCCCATCAGGGAGTTAGGGGGTTGATTAGCGTGAACGGTGAAGCAGGCCGCCGGGCATGAGTTCCTTGCGGATCACAGCCTTGACCTGGTCAGCGAGGTTCCAGCCCTGCAGGTCAATCTGCTCTTTCAGCTCATACCCAAGCTTGGTATCACCGATCTTTCCGGCGAGAGCGTCAAGCACCGCATTCACGCCTCCCGCCAGCTTCCGCTCGAATTCCGTCGGGTACTTGATCGCGAACTTTTCGGACGCTACTAGGAACTGCGATTTAAGCGACGCGCTCAAGGCCGCCTCAAGCGTTCCTGCTTGAGTGACGCTAGCGGCATCGATGAATGCCTGGTTGATGTAGGGCTTGCAGCCATCAAGCTTGAATGGCTGCTCTGGCTCTGGCTCGGGCTGGTCCAGATTGCCGAACCTGGCCCGCACAACACCATCGCAAACTATCGTAGTGCAACCGCCCGCGCTCACGATCCGCGCACCGGAAGCCTTAGCCTTCTCCAGGCGATCGGCCAGCTCTTCCTCGGTTTCGAGTCGGGAGTAGCTCAGGAACAGGCGAGAGTTGAACGAATCATCGCCGTAGCTCGCATCGAACTCTTCGAACTCGGCGGCGTGGCGATACTGCTCCGGAACCCGTTGCAGCTCGGCCTGCATGAACTGGAGTAGGTTGGCGGCATTCTTGGGCAAGTCGTACTTGCTCCAGCTGGCAACCTCTACCGACACCATCTGGCGCTCTGGCGCATTGGCCGTGATGCCGAGGGTGCAAGAGTTAATCTCGAACTCGCCCGTCTTCAGGTCGATCTTCAGGCCGGATTTGCCCGGCACGTAGTCATGGGATTGAAACGAACCGGACATTTGCTGTGCTCCAGATGCAGAAAAGGCCCGCCGATATGGCGAGCCTTGAAATAGGTGAGGATCTTTCTCCCCTGTCCGCCAACACCACCCCGCAAGCACAACTGAGGACTAGGGTGTGCTGACTGCCGGTGTTCTACCGTAACGCGTGACTTCCGGCTATACCGCGTCCAGGCCCTGCCCGAAGGCCCACCCTGGCTGTGGCTAACGCCCACATCAAAACTGGTGCTGCCTGATGGAATCGAACCACATAGCACTCGGCGCAGGATTTACAGTCCCGTGTGCGTCCCAGCGCACATTCAGTCAGCGAAAACTTGGCGGAAGGCGGAGGAGTCGAACCCCTACCGTTTCCAGCAGCTCCGGGTTCAAACCGGATTGCCCACCACTGAGCGCCACCTTCCAGGAACGAAAAAGCCCAGCGGGTTAGGCTGGGCTTGACGAAATTCGGTCATAAAAAAGCCCGACGCAATGGCCGGGCTTTGTTTGTTGTGTCGCGCTTGAAAAGCTGAACACGGTGCCATGAAAACAAGGCTATTCCGCGAGTGCAAGTTTTTTATGCGGCTTCGATAAATCGCTCCAATGAGCAATCAATCCAGCCGACGCCCGTCTTGATGATCTCCCTGGCCTTGGCCTCGCTCATGTCGTACTTGTTGCCAATCCGCTTGGCCGGCCACTTGGCTGCGTAGTACAGCCAAACGAAGTCGCCCATCTCAGGTGCGCGCTTGCACAGCCTGGCGACAGCACCATCAACCACGCTGGCCAACTCATCCGTGATGACATAGGACTTGCTGGTCGATGGGACCATGTCCCGCATGATCGCCCAGGATGGCGACACATAGCTCGGGACGCCCATGCCATCCATGCGCCAGAAGCCCCATTGCTCAAGCATGTACTCGGTATCCCCCAAAGGGAGGCGTGCTGGTTTTCTGGTATTCATGCGGCTTTCCTCGGATCTGGATCACTCAGGCCAAACAGGTCACGTAGCAACCGGTCGGCGGGCTTGTTCTTTGCATTCCCTTCGATCAGCCAGCGCTGCCCGAAGTCGTGGAAGCCGATCTGTGCGCGGTTGCCGTGCCAACTGGCGACCATATCCAGCAGGTACGCCAATGCGGTCGGGCCTCCCACCTTGACCTTGGCCAGCTCCTCGCCGGCGATTCTCAGAAAGCGCCGCTCCAGGTCACTCATGCTTTTGCGCGGCAATGCCGCTGTGACGTTACTCATTTGCGGCACTCCCGAGGCTTTTACAAACCTCCATAATCACAATTTGTGGATGCGGGGTGCAGGCCCTGCAATCCGTGGGCTGTAGCGAAAAGCGCGAATATTGGAATCTAACGCCTGTCTGCTTGACATCAGCGCTTACCGCGGTCCGGTCTATCAGATCAGAACTTTTCATCGTTCCTCCTCCCCTTGTACTTGTTGGAGAGAGGCCGCCCCATCTCGACCTCCTCTTCCGACGGATATGAGTTGCCAATAAGCTCGACAAACCGGTGGTAGGCACCCTGGTGCTGAACGCGACAGGAGCCCGTGGGCCCGTGGCGGTTTTTGTCGACGATCAGCTCTGTGACGCCGGCCTTCCCAGCGTCGGATTCACCATCGCGATGCACCAGGATCACCACGTCGGCGTCGGCCTCGATCTGCCCTGAGTCACGCAGGTCACTTTTGGTGGGGCGCTTATTGGGCCGGCTGCTAGGTCCGCGGTTGAGCTGGGCAAGCACCACGATGGGCACCGCCAGCTCCTTCGCCAGGCGCTTCAGGCCTTTACTGATCTCGGTGACCGTTTCGTATCGGCTCGACGACTTGTTTTCGCCGTTGACCAGTCCGATGTAATCCAGGGCGACGAATGCAAGGCCGTGCTCGCGCTTCACTGTCCGGCAGATCTGCCGAATGTCCCGAAGCGTCAGCGATGAGTCATCGCATATGATCAGCGGGGCATCCATCAGCTTGTTCACTGCCGAGGTTAGGCCCGGCCAATCAGCGTCGGTCATCGAGTGACCTTCGCTGATGTGTTTGAGTTGGACGCTGCCGACCGAGGCCAGCGACCTGTTGGTCAGCTCCACATCCGTCATTTCCAGCGAGAAAACCAGCGCCGGCTCGTTCTTGACCAGGGCGACACGTTCGGCAATGCCAAGGCCCAACGTGGTCTTGCCGCTGCCGGGCGTTCCCGCCACCACCACGACGTGACCAGGACAGATGCCTGGGATGAATTCGTCCAACGACGGCAGGCCCGTATCAAATCCAAGGCTTGCGGTCCGATTGAACCGGCGGTCAACGCCATCGATTGCCTCGGGCAGAATGTCCTTGATGAACCGGTACCGGCGGCGCGAGTCGAGCCCTTCCGCCTCAAGCGACACCCAAGCCTGCTGGCCCTGGCTCATCACCTCGTCAAGCGGTTCGCCGTCGATCAGGCGCTGACTCATGATTCTCGCAGCAGCGATAACCCGGCGGGCGACAGAGCGCTGCTTGACGACCCGGGCGTATTCGTCAAAGTTCGCGGCGCTCGGTGTGTTCTGCACCAGCAGCCCCACAACGGCCACTGAGCTTTGCCCGTCAGCAAGGAAGGGGCGAGCCTCGCAGATGGTCACAACGTCCACCGCGCGACCTCTGGAGCGCAGCCCCAGCACCACTTCGAACAACTCGGCGCAGGCGGGATGGTGGAAATCCGCAATGGACAGCTTCCCCCCGGCCTCATCGATCAAGTCAGATTGCTGGATCATGCTGCCGATCAGGGCGTATTCAGCCTCATGGCTGTATAGCGCCGAGTCGGGAACCTGCTGGTAGGACGATGAAGAGTCGTCAATTTCAGGGAAATCCATCATGCCAAGCCTCCCGACCGCGCCGAATTCCAGGTGAATGGCGCCAGCAGCCCACCATTTTCACGCAACCGGTCAGCTGCGCGTGGACCGATGAAGCTGTGCAGATCCTCAGGTTTCTGATTGCTCACCAGGATGGTCGGCTTGATCAATTGGTAGCGGCGGTCGACCACCTCATGCAACAGGCTTGGCGTGAAGTCCTTGCCAGCGCGAACGCTATGCACGCCAACCTCATCGATCACCAGTAGATCGACAGATGCCAGCTCGTTGATCAGATCCGTCTTGGATGGCCCCGAGTTATTGCGGAAGCTATCGGTCACGGCCTGTGTGATCGACTCCGCGGTGACGATCAACCCGGTATACCCACCAGTGTGGACAACGTGCTGCAGGATCGCGCAGGCCAGGTGCGTCTTGCCGGTACCGATCTCGCCCATCAGCATCAGGGCGCGGCCGGCGGTCAAGTGCTCCCCGAAGCCCTCGGCGTACTTGCGGCAGATGCTCAAGGCGCGCTGCTTGTCCTTGTCGTTGCCAGTGACGTAGCTGTCGAGGCTGCACTTGCGAAAGCGCGGAGTGATGCCGGTGGCCATGAGGTCGCTGTTGAGGCGATCAGCTTCGACTTGGGCCACGGCCTGCAAATGTTCCTCGCGATCCTTGGGCGTGTTGTACAGCGCTTGCCAGCGGCAGGCCGGGCAGGTGTTGAGCTTCCACGATCCGTCGAACTGCTCCACCAGCGACTGCTTGAACGCGTTGTGCCCAGGAGTACCGCACGACTTCTCGCGAGTTTCAGCCAGTTCCGGCTCCAGGATGAATTTAGAAACGGTCATTTGGGTACATCTCCTGGGTGTGTGTTGGCACGCTGAGGACGGCGCTCTGTTGATTGCCGGCTTTGGCGCCAGCCCCTGGCAGCACTGACTCGGGGTATATGTCCGACCAACTGCTGGTGGTGGACTTATCCAGTACGGCGTCGGGCTCTGGGTGGTTGGCCAGCTTCTTGGCGATCAGTTCGCAAGCGCGCAGGGTCAGCGGTGCCCGTTTGGCTTTTCGCATTTCACAGAAGTCAGCCCAGGCTTGATCGGATGCATTTGTAGGCTTGGCAGCCAACGGATCGAACTTGCTCGACTTCCCTCGTGAGCCAGCAGACTTGCCTGCGCCTTCTTTTGGTTTATTAACGGATAGATGACGGATAGATGACGTATTGGGTGCAGCTGCTGCACCCCGTTCTGTCTTCATTTGCACCCCGTTCTGTTCTGAGCTGCACCCCGTAGCGTTTTCATTTGCACCCCGTTCTGAGCGGGGTGCATCTGGTGCACCCCGTTTTTCGATGAGGTCGTACACCACCGGGCGCCGGTCGTGACGATCAATGTAAGCCGCCGCAATTGACTGGTTCCCGCGTTTGATCAGGCCTGCTGCCTCAAGGGCGTCCAGCTTGTAACGCACGGTGCGCTCAGATAGGCCGGTGTCATTGGCAAGGGTCAGCGCCGAAGGAAAAGCACCGCGCCCGTCACTGCCGGCGTAATTGGCCAGGCAGAGCAGGACGTGGCGGCAGGTGGAATCCTTTATCACCTGCTGCTCCAGAGCCCACACCATGGATTGGATACTCATATGTCGAGCTCCCGCGTTACCCGGCGCACGAAGTCGTCATAGGCCTCACTCATGACGAAACCTGCTTGCTCCAGCATCTCGCGATGGGCCTTGGCGCCGCTGTACATCACCCAGCGCTCGCGCTCGGGCAGATCCTTGAAGTGGTCGTAGGTTGGCCAGGGCCCGACGATTACCGGCGCTGTACGGGCGTCCTGGGGGGGGGGCATGAGGGTTGATGATGGTCATTGCAAAGTCTCCCCTGCCGGACGGACGAACAGTTCCTCGTCCGGCTCGCCCGGCATCTTGCCGCCGGACAATCGCATGATCAGCACGGTGAGGGCGTTGCACGAATTGATCATCGAGGCGTGCGCGTTCCAGATGGTGTCGTCATCGGGATCTGTACAGGCGAGCGACTCATGAGCGAAGTTCGTTCCGTTGCTCGCCATGCAGGCCAGCGTCAAGTCATCGAACTGCTCAAAGTGCGGCTCATTGAGGATCGCGAGCCGCTCAACGGCGACAGGCGGGACATCACCAGGGAACTCCAAGGGGAATTTGGAAGCGGTTATCCCCTGGACCAAAGTTTCGCGAGGGATGCCCTTGGCTTGCAGGACCGTGCTCAAGGAGAGGAAGCAGGCGAGCGCAACCATCTCGGTGGGATGCCCTTCAGCCTTGGCGTGACCAACCACCAGCGGCAGCAGGTCACCCAGCACGAACACTTCATGGGTAGCCATGTCGTTGGATGCGCCTTTCTGGATTGGCTTTTTCATAGCGAACGCTCCAGGCGCTCGACGAGCATGCGCATCTTGCGTTTTAGCTTGGTCGTGAGATCTCGTTGGGTTTTCCAGCGTGTGTAAGCGACATCCGTGAAAGCAATCACCCCCGAGAACTCTTCGTCGTATGGGTTCACGCGCTTATTGGTATCGGCGAAGGGCCGCCCGTAGGCATCGAAGTACACGCGGTACATGGTGTTCAATTCGCGGCGCAGCGAGTTGCGCTTGGTCTCGGCCAGTTGATACTCAACCGCCGACTCGGCGATCTTGGTCATGAGCTGCTCTTGGGAAATCTTCATGCTTGTTCTCCGTCGGCGCCAAACAGGTCAGCCAGGTCAATTTGGTAAACGTCCATCCAGGCAGCGGCGGGCCAGGCGATGACCGAGCCGAAGGTGGGATGAATTACGTGAGGGGCGTTGATGCCACGTGCCTGGCACCACTTCTTGAGTGGGCGCCAACCGCTCCTGCCGAACTCGCGGCCGAGGGCCTTCTCTACGGCGACGATGGTTGCCTGGGTGACACCCATGCCAAGCAGCTCCCTGAGTTGGCGAGCCTCACGGACGGCGGCACTTGCCGTGGCCATCGCCGTTGCCTCACGGCGCGAACCGATCTCGGCTTTGGTTTCGATGGCGTAGTCACGCTGCTCAATTGCCAGTTTTTCTGAGCGTTTGGATTCCAGCAGGTGTTCCAGGGCACTGATGTAGTCGCCGGGCAAGGCCGGCGCAATTGGCTGCTGCTCAAGACGGTTGAGCTTGGTTGTGACCCGACGGCGAACAGCCTTTGACTCGCGCATCAGTACCCACATGCATTGATCGCGGGTCATGCGAAGTTCTACAGACTCGGTTTTGTTCAAATTTTGAACTACGAAAGTTTCGTAGTGCTCGCCGGCAAGCTCGTCCCGGCAGCGAGCGGTGAAGTCGTTGCGGCGGACATCCCCTTCGCCAAACTCAGCGCGGGCTTCGTTGACCAGCTCGAGCAACTCGATGCTGGTCATGGTGACGGCATCGCCGCCTTGGAATTTGGCGATGGTCATGGATTCACCTTTGAGTTGATGGCGGCATGGAAGGCTTCGTCCGTACGCTCCAGGCTTTCATTTGCCTGCAGGACAAGCGAGCGCTCAGGGATGGCGTCGAAACAAGACCCGAGCCGTTCAGCTGCGGATTCCAGCCAGTAAGCGATCTCGCCGATGAAGCCGGCACGCTGACCATCGAGAGACAGCTTTTCCTCATCAGTGGTAGTCACTTTGGCGTCCATGGAAGCGAGCACGCTTCGCAGGCTGCTGCTGCCGAGCCTTGTAGGGTTCTCGCGCTCGTCACGCAGGTATTTCAGGAACATGCGTCCAGCGATGCGCCCGACCTCGATTCCACCGAAGAAGCCACCAGTGAGTGGAACATCCCAATTCGAAGAACTCTTGCTGTGATCCTTTCCAACAAATGGCAGGCGATCCCATGCGCACTTACCATCCGGCTTCGAGCGAAGGCCTACCGGCTTGCGCTTAGGTAATGGACGCTTGGATTTAGGGATGGATACCTTCACTGGACACCCCCTACATGTACAGCATCATGCGCCGCGCCGGCATGACGGCTCTTCCAGAAGAAGTTGCCGGTTGCTAAAGTGATCGACTCCAGACGGCTTTCGATCTCAGTGGCAATAGGATTGCTCCAGCCGCCGTCGAGCGATGGGACGATCTGAGCCAAAAGGATCGTTCGCAATTCGTTGAAGGTGGCGCGGGCGGCATTCATCCGAGCCATTTGCTCGGCGGTGACAACGGCGTCATCCAACAATTCGCCATATATTTCCAATACGGCCGGAAGGTTATTCATGCTGATCTCCGACTTCCCGCGCCACGTTTTCGGTATCCGCGTTTTGTGGCGCGAGTTCGTCAAGCTGGCGGCTAATGGTTTCGTAGCTGCACGACGCGTTATTGGCGGCATCCGCCACAAGGTTCCAGGCGATCTCGATCAGATTGCTTACGTGCGATGGATGTGCCGAGCCAGTGGTCATGGAAAACAGCAGGCTCTCCAACTGGTTAAGTGCTGTCTTGGCGGTTTCGAGATCGAGTAAAGCGCCGTGGGCGACGACAAGGGCGGTCTGGTGGAGGGCGGTCATCGGGCACCACCTTGGGCAAAAGCCCCGTTGCGGCGGAGAAGATCGCGGCAAGCCTCGCCATTGTCAGATAGCTTGCTGCCAATGATTGAAAGACCTGCCGCGAGACCGTCGGTAACGGATGCTGGCAGTAGCTCTTGCTCGACTTCATGGGCGTAAATGCCGCGAAGCAAGGCCCCCAGCGCCCAAACAAAAGCGCCGGCCTCCTGCATATCCTGCGAGCAATTCGCGAGCTGGCTTTCGTAGTCCGGACGCGGCAGTGCTTGCGCCTTTGGTGGTTTGTTGCTATTTTTTGGGTGTGACATATCGTCTTCTCCGACGAAAGATTCAAAGAAGTCCCTTGCAGGGGACTGATTAAGAAGCCAGCCTCGACAGCTGGCTTTTTGCTGTCTGGTTTAACCTGACAGCAAATACAGGGATGGGCAGACCTTCATGGCAAGGTCCGCAAGCGTGGTTTATCAGGACGATTCAGTTCGAGCGCCATCTGGATAGAGTTGATCTTGCGCTCGACTTCGAGACTAAGAGTGGGCTCGTCACGCTGCCACTCCCACAGGCCGCGACCGCAAGCACTAGCAAGCGCCTTGCGATCATTGAAGTTTTTGCAGGTGCGATTTAGGTCTTCAAGGGCAGATGGCACGCGGTGCAAAATTTCCTCGATGCGCGTGTCACACCACACCGAAAACTTAGCGCTGAGCCAGCGGGCAAAGTGAATGGCGAGTTTCGGATGCAGCCATGTACCGCCACCCCGATCAGCCCGAGCCTTACTGGTTTTTACATACCCGGAATTCCGGGTATCTAGAATTTTCGACTCGGCGCCGGTCAGATGCTCATCAAGCGCCTGGATGTACTCAAGGGTGTCTGCGTTATCCAGCCAGTGGTCGATACGCTTGCCGAAACGGTCAGCCAGCTTTGTGGCATGAAGCCAACCATCTGCGCTGAAGCGGACCGGCTTGCCCTGATATTCGAAAGGGATGACGTTGTTCATCACGCCACCTCCGCAGCACTGGACAAAACACCAGCACCGTCAGTGGACTGACCATGGATCGGGTTTGGGCGTACATTTGCGTTCAAGGTCGGGCCGCAGCCTGACCTGCATTTGCGTTCAATGCGAGCGGGGAAGGCGCGGCGCTCTTCGGCAGAGAACGTGCCATCCAACTCTTGGGTGACGATAATATTTCGACCGATGCGTATTGCCTTGCTGAGCGCGCCCTGGGTGACGCCTAAAAGCATCGCTGCTTCAGGCTGCCCTCGCTCTTTTGCAAAATCTTTTAAATGAACGTTGCTCACGGTTCTTCTCCGAGGAGTCATGCCCGGATAGTACCTATGGCATTATTCAAAGTAAATACTTTTGGCATTTGTCAAGATATTACCAAAAGGAATATTCTCAGCGAATGAGCAAACGACACCTACCCGATGACAGACAAGCTGAGTGCCTTCGGTTGAAGAGCATCTTCAATGCGAAGAAGCGTGACCTCGGCCTGACCCAAGAGAAGCTCGCTGAATATCTGGGGATAAATCAGAGTTCGGTTAGCCACTACCTGAATGCTGTAAATCCTCTTAACGCAACTGTTGCAGTTGCATTCGCTAGAATATTGGAGGTCAAGGTCTCAGACTTCAGCCCCCGTCTTGCAACCGAAATTGAGCTTCTGACTTCGCCCTCTGTTGAAGCAACTCGAGAATTTATCTCCAACCGAGTGGGGGCCCACAAAGCCAAAGGGGTCGTCCCGCACGAAGAGTACGTGCTGATCCCCCAATACATGCCTGAGGACCGCTTCGTCAAAGGAGTTAACGACGATCACGTAGGCCTGACTGAGGGCCTAGTCTTCAGGCGCGGGTGGTTGCGAAGGATGGGGGCATGGCCTGACAACTTGTTCGTTGTTTATGCAGATGGAAATGATATGGCGCCGCACATATGCGCCATGGACGTGATTCTGTTCGACACCTCAAAAAAGAATCCAGAGGATAGGCAGATATACGTGGTTAAGCGAAGAGATGGCGGGATTACCGTGAAACGCATGATTCAGCAGCTGTCTGGATCGTGGATTCTCCGAAGCGAGAACGCCGATAAAAATCTTTTTCCAGACGAAATAGTCCCAGAATCGGAAGCTTCTGCATTACCAATCATTGGAAAGGTAATCTGGAGGGGTGGTAACGCAAGCTAGTTTCTCAATACCAAAAGCCGCCCGCGAGGCGGTTTTTTTTCGCCGATGCAAAATAATAGTGCCAAAGGTATTTACATCTAATATTGCCATAGGTAATGTTTAGCCATCGCATCCCGCCATGGAGTCCACAGCATGAACGCACCAACCACAATCACAGCGCACGGCCTAACCGGTTTTCTCGGTCGTGGCGCAGCTCCGCGTGAGCTGGAGTGTCTGCTGGCGATTGCTGGTGGTGCTAGCGGCAAAGAAGCCGCGCGTGCTCTTGGAGTGACCGAGGACACCGTTAAAAAGCGCATCCTGTCGCTGACTACGAAACTTGGCGTCACTCGCCGCGCAGCTCTTGTAGCGAAAGCGTTCTCGCTTGGCTTGATCAAGGTGGCGGGCGTAATCGCTCCTAACCCCGAGCCGCAACATCAAGAAGACAGCGACCAGTTCCAGGGCGTCTTCATCGCCTAACCCAACCTGATTTTCTGAGACAGGACCAACCCATGATCAGCGTAACCATCTCGATTGAATCCGAAGTTGGCGAACTGGCCGTGTCCAGCACGCACGTTGAGAGCTCAGTGCCGAAGTTGACCACGCTCAAAGAGCTGGCGGACAAGATCAAAATGGATCGCAGCGCGGCCCGGCGTTATGTGCTGCGCCTGGGTTTCGAGCCTAAACGTGCGCGTACCGCATCAAGCGGCTTTCAGTCAGCGCTGGTGTTCACCCCTGATCAAGTACGCCAGATCGTCAAGGCCAGAACGGCAGACGGTTACTGCTAACCATGCTCACAGTCGGAGGCAGCATGAATCTTCAAGTGACCACATTTCGAGGCGAGCCACGGATTGATAGCCGCCTGATCGCCATGGACCTGGGCAACAATCACAAAAGCACGATTGAGCTGATCGAGAAGTACGAACCGAAGTTTCAGCGGTTCGGGGTTCTTCCGTTTCAAACGGATAAACCTAAAGCTGGTTCTGCTGGTGGTCGACCAGAGAAATTCGCGCTGCTCAACGAAGATCAGTCGTACTACCTGTTGGCACTTTCCCGCAATACAGAAATAGTTGTCGACCTCAAGGCCGATTTGGTCATGGCCTTTCGTGAGGCGCGCAACAAGGAAACTGTCAGCAACTTGCAGTACTTGCCGCTGTACCGGGAAATGCACGACGAAGTTAAGGCCCTGGCACTTCGCGCAGAAGAGCGCGGAAGCACCACGCCAGAAAAGATTTTCCATATCAACGCCAACAAAGCGATCAATTCGGCAATGGGTATTGCCGCTGGCCAGCGTGAAAGTCTGACCCTTGATCAGCAACTACTGCTGACAACTTTGCAGGCAGTGTTCCGTAATCAGCTCAAGGTCAGTCTCGATGCTGGCGAGGGCCACAAGGAGGCAGCCAAGAAGGCAAGGGACGCAATAGTAGAGTTCGTCAAGTACGCCGGATCGCTACTTATCGGTAGTTCCAGCACGCAACACTAGCTCCACCAAGTAATACATCAACTTCCATTGATTGCCAAGTTAATCGGCACGCCCTCGGCTTGCCTGGAGAAAGTAAATGAAAGCACCACTGCTCAACATCCGAACCTTGAACCTGACGGTCAACATTCTTGAGGCCGAGGCGCCGGCCGTTACCATCTTGCCGAGCGTAAAAGATCAATTCACCGAGGCGCTCAAGAAGTTCGCACCGGATTCACTCACCCCGCCAGCCATCGGCGAATACTGGATCGGCCAAGGCGGGATCTACGCCGGTCGCCGCGAGTACCCCGAAGGCCTGTGCTACGTGATCTTCGCCGCTGCCGATGTCGGCAAGCATGCCTATGGCGAGCACGGTACCGAGGTAGAAGCCATAAGCCGCCACGATGGACGCGAGAACACTGCCATCCTGGTCAACCGCGACGGTTCGCACCCAGCGGCCGACGCTGCATATGCCTACACCTGCGATGGTCACAACGACTTCAGCCTGCCTTCGATTGGCGAGCTGAATCACGCCTGGCAGTTCATCCACGAGTCGTTCGAGAAGGACTGGTACATCAGCAGCACGCAGCGCTCAGCCTACTACGCATTCGGCATGGTCTTCGGTGATGGCATTCAGGGCTACTACGGCAAGAACTGCGAGCGCCGTGTCCGCCCCGTCCGCAGACTGCCTATTCAATAATTCATTTATTGCTTCTGCGGCTTTGGCCGCACTGGAGAACGCGTGATGAAACGCCGCCAAATATCACCCGCCGCCCTGCCCGCCATTGGCCAGCCGTTCGCCGGCGGCTTCTACGCAGGCCGGATCTACTTCGACGGCGCCGAGTTCGCGCTGATCGATGCAGGTCAGGAATTTGAGACCGCCGCCCACTGGTGGGACCACGCAGGACCACGTCCACGTATCCGTGGTGCAACACACCGATTTGACGGGATGGCGAACACCCTGGCCATGAGCGCCGAGGGCAGCACCATCTCCACCAAGGTGCTGGGCATGAACATTCGCGGCTCGTGGGGCTGGCACATTCCTTCTATCGAAGAGCTGCAGGTGATTCGCGCCAACCTGCTCCAACTGCCGGATTGGAATCACCGCATGTGTGAGGCCGCGCCGCAGGCGTTCCGTGGATCCCATCAATATTGGTCCAGCACCCAGAAAGAGAACGCGGCTACGGCCTGGCTGATGGGCATGTATCCGTGGGCGATACCTGATACCAACTGGGTCAGTGGGTGCAACGGCATCCGCCCGGTGAAGGTCCTGCAGATCAAGGCTGACGCCTTTGTGCATGAGCCCTCGACCGATATTGCTACGAACGTAGCGGTTTGCGACCTGAGCGGATTGACCGCCAGCCCAGCGGTGGCCGAGGTGCTCGGCCAATTCATCAACGAGGACACCGGCCGCTTCTATGGCCGTACTGATGACCTGCTGGCAAGGCTGGCGATGATCGCCGGGGAGGCGCGCCCATGAAAACCATCATCACCATGATCCTGCTGCTGATCGTTGGCCAGGCCGCCGCCGGCGAGCAGTTGATCGACGTACAGCACGACAGCGCCCGCGGCGTCACCTGCTGGATATTGAATAATACCGGTATCAGCTGCTTGCCGGACAGTTCGCTCATACAGACGCCCGCCAGCACCACCACCGACGAAAGCCAGCCTGCACGGGCTTCTCTGGCAACTTCCATGTGCCAAAGCGAGCAACTGACCGCCGCCCCACCCCCACGGCAAAATGGGCTCCAGTTATGAGCCGCCGCAACGGTACAAAGGGCCAGCGCCTGATCGAGCTGTTCAACGCCCTGCAGCGCCGAGAAACCACGTTCGGCCAGATCTACGCGATGTCGGCATCGTGCGGAATCGACGCACGCAGGGTGCTGGCTGATCACTTTCAGAGAGGTGACAGCCATGACTGACCTGATCTGTCGTAAATCAATGACCAACTGCCTGACGCCGGGAATGTGTTCGCCGCACGGTGGTTGCCAAACGCCAGAAACGGCGCCTGCATTTCGCGCTCTGTTGGCCGAGCGTAACGCGCTGGCCTTCCTGCTCAAGCGCTTCGTGGATGGCGAACACGATCAGGACGAGAATCAGGCAGAGCGCCACATGTACCACGACGAGGCGCAGACCTTGCTGGCGTACCTGGGCGGCGAGTTGCACGGCCATACCCTGGTGCCGGACGAGAGCTTGCGGAAGCAGAGCGACGAGAGCGAGCGCCTGCAAACCCTGGCGCAGACCGAGATCGACAAAGCTTGCGAAAGTGCAAAGGAGGTTATGGGTGCGCGCATGACGCTCCACACGCTGGATAGGGAGCGCAATCAACTGAGAGCGTTCGCCGTTGACATGATCAACGCCAGTTTTGAGGGCGGCAGCTTCGACGGCGGCGACATTCAGGACATTGCGGTGAAGCATGGCCTGTTGGCGATTGAGCGGCGCGAGGTCGAGTGCGGCGAGGCCTGCGCCTGCCGTGAGTACGGATTCCCGGCTGAGTGCTATCGCAAGACGCCGATCCTTGGCGCCGTGACTGATGAGGTCGCGACACCATCCGCGAATACCGAAGACGTGTCGCGACACGAAAGGAGGTAGGTATGTTTCTGACAGCAGAGGAAGTTGCCGACCTGACCGGCTACAAGAAGCCAGGGGCACAGATAAAGTGGCTGACCGCCGAACGCTACGGGTTCGCGGTAGGTGGTGATGGTCACCCAAAGGTGCTGCGACAGGTTGTTATCGGGCGGCTGGGTGGTATTCAATCAAGGAAGGGGCCGGAGCTTCGGCTGGGTTGAGGTGAAGATCGATGCGTCCGCGCAAGAAGGACCGGCACCTGCCGGCGTGCATGTACCAGAAGCATGGCGCTTATTACCTGGTCCGCAAGGGCAAGTGGAAACGCCTAGGCACTGACTTTCAGGCATCCCTGGCCGAGTACGCCAAGTTGCTGGACAAGGGTAGCCAGGGCGGAATGCCCAAGCTGATCGATGACGCGCTCGATCACATGCGCACCCGGACGAAGCCGGCGCTGAAGCCGAACACGCTCAAGCAATACGAGGCAGCGGCCGAGCGACTGAAGGAAAACTTCGCCGACTTCGAACCGCGTGAGGTGCTTCAGCGGCACGTCGTCGCGCTCAAGCTGCACATGGCAGACACGCCGAATATGTCGAACCGTGTGATCTCAGTGCTACGGGCGGTGTTCACCTACGCACTGGAGCAGCAGATCGTCGATTCGAATCCCTGCATTGGCGTGCGCCGGCACCTGGAACACAAGCGCGACCGATACATCACCCACGGTGAATTCCAGGCCATCTGCGCCAACTCCAGCGCCAACATGCGGGTGATTTACGAGATGTGCTATCTGACCGGGCAGCGGATTGGTGACGTCCTGGCTATCCGCCTGGCGGACATCAGCACCGAAGGGATCGCCTTCAAGCAGGAAAAGACCAACGCAAGGCTATTGGTACAGATGACACCCGACCTCGAGGAGCTGATTGCCCGGGTCAAGGCGCTACCACGGAAGATCCGGGGCCTTACACTATTCTGCTCCCCGCGCGGCGGCAAACCAGTGCATTACAGCTCGGTAAAGGATGCCTTCGCCATAAGTTGCCGGAAGGCCGGCGTGGAGGACGCCAGCCTTCACGACCTGCGCGCCAAATCCCTTTCCGATACCGACGACCAGGGCAACGATGCGCAAAAACTGGGTGGGCACACCGACGCCAAGATGACGCAGCGTTATCTGCGCCTGCGCAAAATCAACGTGGGCCTGCCGCCGACAATGCCGAAGAAGAAAGAGGTCGAACAGTAAATGGAAGCTTTACCGAAGTGCGTTTACTTCAAGCACGGCAGCTACTACCTCGTTAAGCAAGGCAAGTGGCACTTCCTGACCAAGGATGTCGACCAGATCAGCAACCAGTTGCAACTCAGGTTCGGGTTCGCAGATGGAAAAGTCCCCCACGGGTGGAAGGAGCCGATGGCGCGATCAGCCCTGGAGACTCACCTGCTTTCCGTTCTTGGTAGGGCCAGGCAAAACGCCAAAGGCCGAAAGATCAAAGAGTTCGAGATCGATCAGGACTACGTGCTCGGTCTGCTGAAAGAGTGCGGTTACCGGTGCTCCGTCACTAACACTCCGTTCTCGCTCGAGGTGATTTCTCACGACGGGCGCAAGCCATTTGCCCCAAGTATCGACCGGATCGACAGCGCTGCCGGGTACGTCGAGGGCAACTGCCGCATCGTCTGTTTGGCTGCAAATATCGCGATGAACACGTGGGGAGACAGCATCCTCCTGACCATGCTCAAATACGCCCGCAAGCGGCCGAGTATTGGACAACGTCAAATACTCTAATACTTTTTATTAGATGAGCAATCGTAAGTACCTGAATGGAAAGCCTTTCTAGCCACACGCCGATGATGCAGCAGTACTGGCGCCTGAAAAACCAGCACCCTGATCAGTTGATGTTCTATCGCATGGGCGACTTCTACGAGATCTTCTACGAAGACGCGAAGAAGGCCGCCAAGTTGCTGGACATCACCCTGACCGCGCGCGGGCAGTCGGCGGGGCAGTCGATTCCGATGTGTGGCATTCCTTACCATTCGCTCGAAGGCTATCTGGTCAAGCTGGTGAAGCTGGGCGAGTCGGTGGTGATCTGCGAGCAGATCGGCGATCCGGCCACCAGCAAAGGGCCGGTGGAGCGTCAGGTGGTGCGCATCATCACGCCGGGGACGGTGAGCGATGAGGCGCTGCTGGATGAGCGTCGCGATAATCTGATCGCCGCTGTGCTGGGCGACGAGCGTTTGTTCGGGCTTTCCGTGCTGGACATCACCAGCGGCAATTTCAGCGTGCAGGAGATCAAGGGCTGGGAGAACCTGCTGGCGGAACTTGAGCGTATCAATCCCGTGGAATTGCTGATCCCCGATGATTGGCCCAAGGATCTGCCGGCGGAAAAGCGTCGTGGGACCAAGCGTCGCGCGCCGTGGGATTTCGAGCGTGACTCGGCGCTGAAGAGTCTGTGCCAGCAATTCTCGGTGCAGGACCTCAAGGGTTTCGGCTGCGAAACCCTGACCCTGGCCATCGGCGCCGCCGGCTGTCTGCTCAGCTACGCCAAGGAAACCCAGCGCACCGCCCTGCCGCACTTGCGCAGCCTGCGCCATGAGCGCCTGGACGACACCGTGGTGCTCGACGGCGCCAGCCGCCGCAACCTGGAGCTGGACACCAACCTGTCCGGCGGACGTGACAACACCCTGCAATCGGTGGTCGACCGTTGCCAGACCGCCATGGGCAGTCGCTTGCTGACGCGTTGGCTGAACCGCCCGTTGCGGGACTTGACCGTGCTGCAGGCACGTCAGACATCCATTACCTGCCTGCTCGACAGCTACCGTTTTGAAAAGCTGCAGCCACAGCTCAAGGAAATCGGCGACATCGAGCGCATCCTGGCGCGGATCGGCCTGCGCAATGCGCGGCCTCGTGACCTGGCGCGCCTGCGCGATGCCCTTGGCGCCCTGCCGCAGTTGCAGGTGGCGATGACCGAACTGGATACGCCGCACCTGCAACAATTGGCTAAAACCGCCGGTACCTACCCGGAACTGGCGGCGCTGCTGGAAAAAGCCATCATCGACAACCCGCCGGCGATCATCCGTGATGGCGGCGTGCTGAAGACCGGCTACGACAACGAGCTGGACGAACTGCAATCCCTGAGCGAGAACGCCGGGCAGTTCCTGATTGATCTGGAAGCCCGTGAAAAAGCGCGTACCGGCCTGGCCAACCTGAAAGTCGGCTATAACCGCGTGCACGGCTACTTTATCGAGCTGCCAAGCAAACAGGCCGAACAGGCCCCCATCGATTACCAGCGCCGCCAGACCCTCAAGGGTGCCGAGCGCTTTATCACCCCGGAGCTCAAAGAATTCGAAGACAAGGCGCTGTCGGCCAAGAGCCGCGCCCTGGCCCGGGAAAAGATGCTCTACGAAGCCTTGCTCGAAGACCTGATCGGCCAGTTGGCGCCCCTGCAGGACACAGCTGCCGCCCTGGCGGAGCTGGATGTGCTGAGCAACCTTGCCGAACGAGCACTGAATCTTGACCTGAACTGCCCGCGCTTTGTCAGCGAGCCGTGCATGCGCATCGTGCAGGGTCGCCACCCGGTCGTTGAGCAGGTGCTGACCACGCCGTTCGTCGCCAACGACCTGTCGCTGGACGACGATACCCGCATGCTGGTGATCACCGGTCCCAACATGGGCGGTAAATCCACCTACATGCGCCAAACCGCGTTGATCGTGTTACTGGCGCATATCGGCAGCTTTGTGCCGGCGGCCAGTTGTGAGTTGTCCCTGGTGGATCGCATTTTCACCCGGATCGGTTCCAGCGATGACCTGGCCGGTGGCCGTTCGACCTTTATGGTGGAGATGAGCGAAACCGCCAATATCCTGCATAACGCCACCGAACGCAGCCTGGTGCTGATGGATGAAGTGGGTCGCGGCACCAGCACCTTCGATGGACTTTCCCTGGCCTGGGCGGCGGCCGAGCGCCTGGCGCATTTGCGCGCCTATACGCTGTTCGCCACTCACTATTTCGAGCTGACCGTTCTGCCGGAAAGCGAGCCGCTGGTCGCCAACGTGCACCTCAATGCCACCGAGCACAACGAGCGCATCGTGTTCCTGCACCACGTGTTGCCGGGGCCCGCCAGCCAGAGTTATGGCCTGGCGGTGGCGCAACTGGCCGGCGTGCCAAACGATGTCATCGCCCGCGCCCGCGAACACCTCAGCCGCCTGGAAGCCACGGCCCTGCCCCACGAAAACGTGGTCGTCAGCCCGAAAAAAACCCAGAGCAAACCCAGCGCGCCACACCAGAGCGATATGTTCGCCAGCCTGCCTCATCCGGTGCTGGATGAGTTGGCAAAGCTTGACCTGGACGACTTGACACCGCGCAAAGCGCTGGAATTGCTCTACTCACTGAAGACACGGGTCTAA